GCCGCCGCTTCCGCGCTCTGCCCTGCCTGCTCTGCGAAGCCATCCGCTTCGAGGACTGCCTTCTCAGCCGTTAAAATATCAATCTTCATCGCGTCTATCTGCGCCTGTATCTGCTCGGCCTGCGAAGGCGTTAGGTCGGCAGGCTCATGTTCGGCATCAGGGACCTCAGCGGGCAGTACCTTGAAAGTCGTCGAGGCAGACATGACTATGCGCTCGACATTCTCGCCGTCGAGCTCCACGCCCTTTATCGTCATTGTCATATCGCCCTCATAGGCCAGCGGCTCTGAGGGGATAGGAACGAGATATACGTCGGTCGCGCCCTCTTTCAGTTTGTCGAGCGTGAGGATAACGCAAACCGGATTCTGCCCGTAGGCATCGAAAAAGTAAACCTTCTTCGTGGTACCTTCCCACAGCGAGTTAAACGATATTTCCAGCGTGACGGCATTATGAGAGCCCGCCGCTCCTGCTATGGAAGAGGATTTCTTTATGTACTCGTCCTGGACCTGGACTGTAATTACCCTGTTCATCGCTTCTGCCTCCTACACAAACGGCATGAGCCGCCGGAATTGCTCCCGGACTGCGCCCATGCCGTGTCATGTGCCAAAAATGCTGTGTCCCGCGGTAGTATTAAGTTTTGCCTGCGGATTACAAGCGGCCTGCGGCCACCGCAGCCTGGAATTCCGCCTCTTTTTCCTGGCTGTACTCAGCCGCTTTGATGTCCTGTATCTGGCTCTGGTCGAGCACCAGCGCGAATTTGCGTTTGATTGCCACCGGTTTCCCGCGCTGGATTCGGCAAGTTTCGCCGTTAACGGCCACGAACACATCGTCCTTGTATTCTCGGCCATCCTTAAAAAGCTGCACGATTACGCGCTCATTAAGATACGCGCTCTGCTCAGCCTTCCTGGCCGCGGCCTCGTCTGCCGGTACAGACTTCGTCCCTTCCTTTGCTTTGGCCTTGACCTCGGCCTCGAGCTTGGCCTGAATTTCCGCGATTTTCGTTTCGATTAGAGCGTCAAGCTGCTTTTCCGAGACGGTTATTAGCTTTTCTGTCTGTTCATTCTGCTCAAGTGTAATATCCGGAGCTTTCTCTTTCGACATAAATAAACCTCCTTGTCATATCGGGTCTCCCTCCCGCCGGCGGAAATACCGGCGGGAGGGGTTGTCCCTTAGCTTAGTTGGGCATGTGGTCGTTGAAGGTAGAGCAGGACTCGATGCGTACCATGTACTCCTCAACGAGCCTCTTCGCGACCATAGTCGCCTTCCAGCCGACGGTAGCGCGCTGGTTGAGCGGGTCGCTGGTGCCGCCAGAGCCGAGGGGCTTGACGATAATCTCAGCGCCTCCTCCGGTTATCTCAGTCACGCCGTAGGCATTGGCCCCGATTACGATGGTCGCGTAGACGTCGCGGCCCTCAGCGCCGGCCTCTCCAGGATAGATAACAGCGTCCTTAACGCCGTCAGTCGTGCTGATGCTCGGATCGGTGTCAAGTACGGTGAGCGTCGCGGCATTTGAGCCGCTCTTCGCAGTCGCGCTCTTCACGGTGTAGAGCTTGTTCGCAAGGATAATCTTCCTTCCGACAAGCGCCGTGGCCTGAGCTTCGGTGAGCTCCTCGTTCAGTTTTACGGTCTTGCCTGCCGTAGAAAGCGTTTCAGCGATTGTCAGGTTCCTTATCGCCTCAGTCGTCGCAGTGGCCTCGATGAGAGGCGGCGCGACAAACTTCTTCGCCTCGGTCGTCTCCACAAACCTAACGCCGGCAATCTTTCCGATTTCGCCGTTGTAAAGGTTCTCCGTGTCGACGTACTGGTGCGGGTACTTCCATTCAGGGTCGTTGGTGAGGTCGTAGCTGAGGTCCGGGTGGATGATAGCCACATAGCTGTCGTCCACTTTCTCAGCGTTCATGGTCTTGAGGAAGCGCGCCGCAAGCTTGATGTCGTTGACGGTGAGGTAGCAGTTTCCGGTTTCGCCGCCGCCGGTTAGCAGATACCTCGCCTCTTTACCGCCGGAGAAGATTACGTTGGTGCCGCCCGCGAGCACTTCGCGGGTGACGGTATCGAGCGTCCGCCCCATCTGAGAGCCCAGGAGCTTGGTGGCCTGGACTATGTTGTTGTCGATGGTGGTCAGTATGAGGATGTCGGACAGCTCAATGTATCCGCCGTACTGTGCCACGGTCGCCTCGATTTTGGTTACGTTGAGCTTCTGCCCGTCAGGAGTTACGCCTTCCTGCAGCGGTACCAGAAGCTTCGGCAGGGGCGAATACCTGCGGAATTCTATGGTCTTTCCGCCGTTCTTGGGTATCGGGTGCTTCTGCGCGAACTGGTCATGGACCAGCTTCGGTTCCGCGATGTCGATAAGATAGTCGCTGTAGAAGGTTTTCATTTCGGCGGAAAGGCCTTCGTCCGTTGTGACGTTGGTGTTCCCGTCGAAGAGGTTCAGGAATATCGGAAGCAGAAGAAGCTTCCTTGTTTTGGTGTTGGTGGTATACATGGTTATTTCTCCTCCCTTGTTTTGGGAACGGAGATTATAATTCTATCTTCTCTCCCCGTTCCACTCTTCTTGCGATTTCGGCCCTGTCGGCTTTGGTGAATTTCGACGGGTCCGATTTGATGATGAAGCTGCCCTGGGAGAAGGATACAGCGTTCTCAGCAGGTCTTGCCCCTTTGGCGCGGATATGGTCCACGACCTTCTTTTCGGTCTCCTGCGCGGTCTGCTTTATCTTCCCGCTCACGATTTCGTCCATGTGCAGGACCTCGTAAGCCTTCCGAACAGGTATCCCTGCTTTCAGAAGCTTGATAAATTCGGGATTTTCCTGCTCCGCCATCAGGTCGAAGTCGGGATAATCGGCCCGCATTTCCTCGGCCTGCCTTATCCAGTCCGCAAGCTGCCTTTGAGCCTCCTGCTGCCTGTTTATCTGCTCAAGCAGCCTGGCCTTCTCGGCATTTTCGCGTTGCAGCCGCTGCATATATTTGAACTGTTCGACCGTTAGGCCCGCTCTCTCAGCCGCCTCATTGTAAAGCGCGTCGTCCTTTTCGATAGCGTTGATAAGCTTGTCGAGGTTTCCGTCGCTTATCCCGTATTTAGTGAACAGCGCGTCGAGAATAGGCTGATGCTTGGCCAGCGTCTCCTGCAGGGTCTTGTATTCCTTGAAGCGCCGGTCGATTATGCCCTGGACCTCGTTGGTGTAGATGTCGTAGAATTCCCCGCCTTTGGAGACAAGCTGCTTGAATTTGGCACGCTTCTCCTCCAGTGTGTTGGATGTCGCGATTGTCTCCGTATTCTTGGTCTTGCTCCCGGCGTCGGAGCTCATGTCACCTGCGGCGGCCGCTATATCCTGCGGCGGCTTCCCGTAAATGACATTCGATAACTCGCCCGCTTTGCTTCCCCTCCGGCCGTTCGAGGGTTTTGAAAGTTTCATCCCGGCCTGTGCGTTCCCATCGCCAGGGGTTCCGGCGGCGGCAGCCGTTCCGCCTTCGCCGCCCGCAGCGCCGCTTCCGGCAGCCGCGCCTCCGTCAAAGAGGTCGAGGCGAATTGGGAACAAAATTCGCATGAGCTTCATAACTGGATTTCTCCTTTCCGCGGGTCTTTCCCCGTGTAGTCAGCCGCCTGGTGCGGCAATTTTTGTATTACTGCGTCGAATATAGCAGATATTTTTGAAAATTGCGTCAGGAAGCATTTTCACGCTCTTCCGTGATTGATACGAGCTCAGGGTGTGCCTGCTCAATCTGCAGAAAGCCGAGCATTATAGCCTCGCTCACGGTCTCGGCCTCCGGCGCTTCGCTCTCAAACTCAAGCCTCATATAGCCCTGTTTGTCCTCAACGTCTCTGAGCCTTGCCTTCCCGATAAGGTCTGCATTGGCCGCCCAGCCGAGGAAGGTATAGGCGAGAGCGGAGCAGGCCGCGCATACGGCGGGGTTCTTTGTCGCGTGTCCTTCCATCTCGAGGCGGTACTTTCCGCCTCCGCTTTTGAATGTGATGTTTACCATAGTCCTCCACCTCCCAATCACGGTTGAACAGCCGTCCTAATGCCGTTAATCAGGCTTGCCATATCGGGCTTGCTGCGCCTCGCAAGCGCCTCCTGGTAGTTTGTCATAGGCTTTTGAGCCTCGGCCATCTCCTCGTTTACGCCGCCGCTCTTGCCGCCGCCCGCGGCCCTGACTCTTACGTTTCTGATTCTCCTCGGCCTCGCTCCGCCTATGCCCATGTCTTTCCCTGTGACGGCCTGTATAATTTCCGCCATTTGGTCCATCTGAGCGGCCATCTGCTTAACTATGTTCAGCAACGTCGCTCCCTGCTCGATTAGCGCCCGGACTTTGTCCTTCCCCTCGAACTCCATGAGCTCAAGCGCACCGAGGCACTCCTGAGCCCTCTCGGGATTGAAGAAGCCCATAGCGTAGAGCTCCTTTGCCATCTCGTTCTGGCTCGCTCGTGAAAATGGATTCCGTTTCTGCGCCTTGACTTTGATGTCGAATATCGGCCTGCTGTATTTGATTTCCTCGCCTGGATAAGATACAGGCAGCGGCTCGTCCTTAAGGCGCTCATTGGAGAACTCTATGAACTCATAGGCGCCGTTTGGCCCCGTGATGCGGAAGTAGCGCTTTTCGTCATAGAACTGGCGGGAATTTTCTATAATCAGCTCGTTTATCTCGCCATAGGCCCTGTAAGAGCCGCCTATCATGTCGCGGCTCGTCTTGTTTCCGGCCTCCTGCAGCGCCGAGATTGCCGCCGCCGCGGTTACGCCACCAGAGGTACCACCGGCATTAACGTCGCGGTTCGCCGAGGTCTCCTTGAGCTCTTCTATCTTCATCTCGTAGATATAGCGGACCTCGGGGTTCATCGGCGGTACTTCAAAGGGTCGGAATTTGTTGTCGTTTAAGCTGCCCGTGAAATGGATAAGCTGCTTCGATACGTCCGTGAGCTCTTTATCATTGATGCCGAGGTCGTCGCTCACGAAAAAGCGGGGATTTGCGGACAGGGCGGCGTGCTTGAGAATGAGCTTTCCGAGCTTGTCTATGTACATCTGCGGGTCCTTGCATATCGCTACCCATCCGAAGCCCACTGGAGTGCCCTCGTCCGGAAACAGTGTATCGAACACCACAGGATATTTTCCGTGGGCATACCATCCGGTCTCTCTGTACTCAGGGTCGTTTTCTGAAGCGTAAAGCAGGTTTTTCCCGACGAATTTCACATAGTGCAGGAGCTTCCGCCCGCCCGGATAGCGGACTTTATAGTACCAGTCAACCACAAGGGATTTGTTGGAGGTATCGACGGCGTCATCATAGACGTATTTAGCCGTCTCTATCACGTTCCCGCCGAGCTTCCCTCTGAGCTTCGGATATTCCTGCTCCAAAAGGTCGTTGTCAACCAGGTCAACGATAAAGAGATTCCTGGACTTCTGAATATCGGTAATCCCAGGCTCCCAGAAGATATTGAGCAGGTCTATGGCCCGTATATCGTGGTCGCCCAGGCCGTTCTCAAGCTCAGGGTTCCAAAATACGCCGTATACCGCCGTGCCGTGCTTGAGCTTCTTCCACCAGTTGTCGGAGTAGGTTTTTTCAAAGTTATTTCGCTCAAGAATGACCGGCAGAATAGCGCTTAACTGCTTAGCGGTCTCCTCGTCGCTCTGTTCACGCGGCAGCACTATGGGCTCAGGATAGTTGTCCATCGCATCAGCGTGCCCGTTAAGCAGCCGGTTGAACAGCCAGGCCGACGAAGGCTCTGCATCCATCTGTTCGTCTAATTTTTTATTCTTCCTCAGCGCCTCCCAGTGCCGGACCTTGTACCAGAGCTCGTCCTCGATTATGCGGTTCTCGAGGTTCGCCTTTCCGTCCTTGTACTTCTTTAGCGTGGCAATCGCATACTCAATTTCCTTTTCGCCGATAATCTGCTCTGCATTTGCTATGCTCCTGCTTTGTTCAAGCAGTAAAAGTCCGTCTGCCTCGGGCGGAGGAGCGGAGGGCTGTATGCCCGGCAGGCCGCTGACGGGCCGCTGCGGATTTTCTCTTCTCTTAAACAATGCCATCCTCGCCATCTTTTTTTCCTCCCAAAATCAAAACTGTCTATAGAAATCGTATCTGTCGTATTTGGGCTGCTGGTCCGCAAACAAATCGAGCGGGTCGTAAACGATAAGCTGAGGCGCTTTTTTGGGCCGCGGCGCTATCGGATTGAGCATACAGATATAGCGAGTCTCGTCATAGATGTGGTCCTCGCCCTTCGTGTCTACGTCCTCGGGGTCGGTTTCGGAGTAAGTCAACGCGGGAACGGTCCTAATAAAATGCCTGCAGGTATTGAATACATAGAGGAGCGGTATCCCGTCCTCGTCGAAGGCCAGCCGGTGGTGTATCTGCATTTTTCCGGCCATTCGGTCGTTGTCGCCCTTATCCCAATAAACGCCGCATTTCTCCATGATTGAAGCTATGCTCTCCGTGCCGTCGCTCGAGAATATCGCAGGGTCCGCAACTCCGTATATCTTTTTTCCCTTTAAATTGGGGTCCTCGGCCTCAATCTGCTTAATCTTCCGCGCCACTTCTGCCGGTTCCCACTTCACGCCTTTGTCAGGTTCCCCCGTGCAACCGTAGAGCTCGCGTATGCGGTATAGCCTCCGGTCGTGGTCCACGGCCCACCAGCCGACGGAGAACGGCCTCGAGTAGCCCCAGTCGAAGCTCCGGTATATCCGCCATGTCTCAGGCACGATAAACGGGTCTATGACGTGCGTATTAATTCGGGTCGCATAGCCGTCGGGATTGTTGCGCCATTCCGAAAACACCTGCCCTGCAAATACATCCCAGTTGCCATAAAGAAGGGCCTGCCTCTCGGCCTCCGGCATTGAAGCGAGGCGCGTGAGATAGTCGGGGTCGTTCTCGAGCAGCTTTTGGTTATCGAATACGGTAGACGGCACGAAAATGCGCGACTTATAGCGATACTCCTCGTGTCCGTCGGGAAAACGTATCTTGACCTTTTCCCATATCGTTTTGAGGGGCGGCCCAGGCGTGATAAAGCGCTCTTTCACCCAGGCGTGGCCTATTCCGCCGGGGTTCGCCTGAGCGCGCATATACACCCGCGTACCCGGCCCGTTCGGCCTGTTTCGGGAGAACATATACGAATACTCGTCCCAGGTGAAATGCGTCAGCTCGTCAAAGTCGATATAGTCGTATCGTTTACCCTGATAGTTGGTCCTATCTTTGACGTGCTGCATCGTGCCGAAGAATATCTTTGCGCCGCTCGGGAAGGTCCAGAAATGACCGCTGATGTTGTATTTCGCCCGAGGGTACGCAGGCTTGTAAATTTGATAAGAGCGGTCTATAAGCTCTTCGAGCTGAGGGTACGTCTTCCGGAAAATAATGCCCTTGTAATGCGGTATGTGGACCTGCCGCAGGGCTTCTGCTAAGGCGCAATCGCTTTTTCCGCCTCCGGCCGCACCGCCGTAAAGCGCCTCGTCCTCCCAGCGCTGCATGAAGGCGGCCTGCTTAGGCTGAGGGGACCATACAACTTTACGCATCTGGCGCTCCCTCCTCCGGCGGCTTTTCGGGCTCGAGTACGGCCGGCATCTCGACGACTCCCGTTTCAGCTTCGCCCTCGGCCGTTGTTTTGCCGTCACCTATGCCTAAGTGCCTGCAGAGCAGGTCCAGGGCCTTGAGTTTGTCGTAGAGGCGGACCTCGCGGTCCTCTCCGTCCCCAAATTCCGTAGGGATAATCTTCCTGCGGACTGCAGCCACACAGCTTAAATCCTCTTCCGAAGCATCGGGCCGGACAGTGGCATTATCAAAATCAATGATGTCCTTCGCATTTACAAATGCCACCTTTGCCAGCTCCATGAGCACTCGGTCAGCCGTTATGCCGGTCCGCTTGCTTCGCTCCGCTTTTGCGCGCGCGATAGCCGCCGAGACCTTAACATTCTTTAACAGTCGCGAGCCTTGCTCCGCTGCTGTTTCAGGCGAATATCCCGCACGAATGGCGGCCTGAGTAGCGTTCAAATCAATCATGTATTCCTCGACAAAGCGCTGCTGCTTGTCTGTCAGCCCCTTTTTTCTCGCCACTCTTAGCCACCTCCTTGCCTTAAAAGGCTATCAGAAAAGCGAAAAAAATGCGTCAGGACGCAATTTTCGTGCATCCTGACGCGCTTTTTGCGGTCGGCCCTATTAAGATTAAGCTATATAATAACTGCTCTGCTTATCTCTCTCCCTCTCTTATCCTCCCCCCTATAATCCCCCCTCCTTCTCTCTCCCTCTCAATTCTGCGGCTCTCGAGACTTTGCATAAACTCCGCGAAAATTTCCGGTAATTTTTTCTCCTCTCCCTCTTGACTTTGCGGAATCTCTATGATAATATGAGTATGCAAGCGAGGAAAATAAAATACGAAGATATGGTTGACGCCGCGAACGCGATACTGAAAAATAATTAAAAGGAGGAGCAAAAATGAAAAAAGTCATTAACGGCGCACTCTACAACACCGAGACGGCACGACTCATAGGCACATACTCCAACGGCGGCACCTGGCGCGATTTCAGCCACTTTGAAGAGACCCTCTACCGTACAAAGGCGGGCAAATACTTCCTCCACGGCGAGGGCGGACCAATGACAAAATACGCCAAGTCCGTTGGTAACAACGAATGGTCCGGAGGCGAACACATCGAGCCCCTGACTCC